TCAACAGAGGCTGGTGAAGAAAAAAAAAATTAGAATGGATTGACATAGAAAGATATACAATGGGGGAGTGTCAAATACTTCCCCATTTGTTTTGGGAGATGACCATGGCTGAATAAGACTTTATTTGGTATGGTTATAGGCATAAAGAGGAGCAAGAATGGGTGAGGTCAAGATGGCAAACTACGATACTTGTCAATATGCAGCTACCTAAAGGCAAGAAGGTTAAGCCTACTGAGCTTTTAGAGTTAGATTGCGATAAGAGGAATAGAAAGAAGAATGTTAGGATAATGACTAACGAAGAGTTAGAGGCAGTTTTAAAAAAATACGAAAATATTAAACCAGTATAATAATGGCGAATCAAGAAGGTGTTGATATTATAATTAAGGCCACCGACCAGTACACAGCTACGATTAATAAGATTAGGGCTTCTAATGAATTATTTGGTCAAAGTATCAAGAATATTGAGAAGGAAATAGCTACTCTTGAGAATTACATGATTAAACTTGTAGCTAATGGTATGAAGCCTACAAGTGGTGCAATTAAAATATTACAAGCAAATTTAGACCAATTAAAAACTACTTTAACACAAACTCAAAATGCTGCCAAAGGAGCTGGTAATGCTATTGGTGGTGGTGCAAGTGGATTAAAAGATTCAAATAAACAGTGGTCTGCATTATCATTGATTGTGCAAGATTTGCCTTTTGGTTTTAGAGGTATTCAAAACAATTTACCAGCTTTATTTGGTACAATGGCTTCTGGTACTGGTGCTGCATATTTTGGATTTTCTGCATTGGTTGCTGCAATTACAGCTTTTGATATGGGTATGTTTGGTGCTACTAAAACAACTAATAATTTTGGAAAAGCATTAAAAGAAACAAACAAAGAGATAAAAGATACATTGAACTATACAAATGGTCAAATATCAAATTTACAAGGATTAGTCGATGTAATGCTTGATGTAAATACTACAGAAAGTATTAGAAATAAAGCATTAGCAGAAGCAAAACAAGCAATTACCGAAGTAGATGAGGCACAAGGTAAAAAGATAAGGACAATAGGTGATGCTATAGTTGCAATTAATCTTTATACAGAAGCTATACAGCAACAACAAATGCAAGAAGTTATTGGTAAAAGAATAGCCGAAATAACCATTGGTCAAATAGAAAGAAGAAATAATCTTGCTATAGAAACTAATAAAGCAAATAGAGGTGTTCACCCTATTAACTGGTTTATGGGTAATAGTGAATTGCAGGGATTACAAACTGAGATTATAGCAAATGAAACACTACTTAGACAATTAGAAGATTTAAGAAAAGGAAATACAAAAGCATTATTGTTAAATCCATTTTCTAAATATAATGCTTCTAAGCCAAATGGAAACGCATCTAAAGAAGCTAAAGCTGCTATAGAACAACAACAAGCAGTAAACGAGCAAATAATACAAAATTTAATAGATGCTAAAAAGCAAGAAGTTAAATTATTTGAAGATGATGCTTATGCAAAATATGAAGCAGGTAAACAGCTAATTGAACTTGAAAAGAAGTTATCATTAGAAAAATTAAATAATGCTGGTTATACAGCAAAACAAATTGCTGCAATAGAAGTTGGTATTTACCAAGAGAGAGATAATAAACTTGTGTTATTAGGCGAAGCATTGCAAGAGCAATTACTTACACAAGATGCTAAAACAAGGAAAGAAAAAAAGAAGAGAGACCAACAAGATTACGCAGAACAAGAAAAATTTGGTAGAAGTCAAATTGATTTAATTGATTCTCAACTAAAAGTTCAGTTAAGATTAAATAGAGATAATGTAGTTGGACAACAAGAAGTTATAAAACAATCGATGGCTAAGGTTGGTGCATTAATGGCATCATCTTTTGGTACTGGTATGTTCCCTACTTATCTTAAATTCTATGATGAATTAAATGCTAAGTTAGAAGGATTAGACCAGAATGCACTTAGAGGTGCTGCTGCTATGCAAAAGGTTAATAGTATTTTAACCGACATGGCTACTAATACTTTTGTGACTTTTGCTGAAAATTTAGGTAAGGCATTAGCTGGTGAAGACGTAGATATGTTTGGGTCATTTGCTGAAATTATGGGTTCTGGATTACAAGAGATTGGTAAGGCATTGATTGCTTATGGACTTGCAATGGATGCGTTTAAAAAAGCATTTGCTGACCCATTTGCTGCTGTTGCTGCTGGTATCGCCTTAGTTGCTGCAGGAGCTTATTTAAAGGCAAGTATATCTAAAACAAGTGGAGAAGGTGGTGGAGTGCAAAAGTTTGCAAATGGTGGTATTGTATCTGGGCCTACAATGGGTCTTATGGGTGAATATCCTGGTGCATCATCTAATCCAGAGGTTGTAGCTCCTTTAGACAAATTAAAAGATTTGATTGGTGGTGATGGTGGTGGTACATTTGTGTTAAGAGGACAAGACTTACTTTTGTCGGTAAATAGAGCACAAAAGGCATCAAATATTAAAGGACAAAACATCATCTTAGCATAATGGCATACGGTTTAAATTATAATTTACAACAAGCATTAAGAGATGGAAGTTCTCTTTTTGTTAATATATACAAAGATGGATATACTGGTGCTGTTTATAATTATACTCCTACATCAATAACCATTGAGCCAAATACAATTAGTGATGAGCCAGAACCAGGTATAATATCTTCACAGTTAAATATATCTTTTATATTGTCATCTCAAGCTGATTATGACAATTTCCCAGTATTACTTAGCTTTAACGATAGAGAATATTATGTTGAATTAACTCGTATTCCTCAAGGTGGAACTGAAAAAGTAATATGGAGAGGTTATATGTTTAATGACTATGTAGATGTTCCGTTTACAACTGCCAATTTGCAAGTTAATATTACTTGTATTGATGCTTTGTCGTTTATGCGTAATTTGATTTATCCATATCCAGATAATATTAATACAACTATAAAGCTAAAAACAGTTATTTTAACTGGGTTAAACTGGTTAGGATTTCCTACGCTTGGTGATTTATTCTCTACTTGCTCTTATTATGGTAGTGCTATGGATGATAGAGCAGATGGTACTGGATTTGAACCATTTGACCAAACATATATTTACAAAAGAGATTTAGTAGGTAAAAATCTATATGAGATTATTGAGCAAATAATGATATCATTTAACTGTAGATTGTTTCAATTTGGAGGTAATTGGTGGATTATGTCAGCAAATGAAATGGCTAAATCTACTATTTACTACTCACAATATAATGCTTCAAGTAATAACCTTGTTGCTTCTGGTACTATTGCCAATGGGGTTACTATAGCACCTTATACTGCAGGGAATGTTCACTTTATTAATAACTCACAAACTAAAGTAACAAGAAAAGGCTACCCAATTATTAAACTTGATACTAAGGTTGAAGCAGCACAAAATTATACTCATAATTCTACTTTTAAGCAAGGAAGCACATTTGCAACTGGTTGGGATAGAGTCGAGAGTAGTGGTGGTACTGTTACAAGAATAACAAATGCTAATCAAGAATTTGATGTCGTTAGATTGCAAGGCAATACTGGTGTTGCTAATTTATATACAACTGATACTTATTCTCCTTTTGTTTATCCAACAACATTTACATTATCATTTGATGCCATAAACAATGGTGGTACAATAAGTCCATTATATATTAGGGTTTCAGTTAATAATTTTATTAATAGCCCATTTCATTTACAATCAGATGGAACATGGTCGTTTTCGCCAACTAACTTATTAGTAGATTATACTAATAAAGACAATTCGTATCAAGGATTCTCAAGAGAAATTACATTAGGTGTTTTCAATATAGCTGGAACTAATTATGACGTATATGGTAAATTAGAAATACGATTTGTAGTTTTAAGTGGTGGTGATGCTTATGTTAGAAATCCAAGAGCAATACAGAATATTAATCCTGCTATAGCTCAATCTTACTTAATAACAAGAACAGCAAGTACTGCTGGTTCTTTGACCAAAGAGCTTACTTCGTTCTTAGGATTGTATAAATCTGATTTACCAAACATATATGGTAATCTTTACTATGCTAATGGTACGCAAATATCACAATGGTATAGTTTTGGTTCAGCTACTACATTCCCATCCTTACCAGACTTAATAGCAAGAGAGCTATCTAATTTATTAAGTAAAAACTATGCTACTTTAGAAGCTGATTTGGGTGAAACATATAATGCTTTTGGTTTAATATACTTAGCAAATACTTATACTATTACAGATTCGGCTACTAATGCCCTATCTTATAATGGCAAAAAGTTCTTACTAAATAGGGTTAGTCCTAATTTATATATTAATCAAAATAATAGCATACAATTATTAGAAATTACAAATACCAATAACTCTTCTACTGCGGTATCTGAGTGGATAGTAAGTTAAAAACATAAAAAGATGGCAATTTTAGGAACAGATGTTATTTTATATTATTTCAATGGCTCGTCAAACGTAGCATTTTCTTCTGCTACTAATTGTACGTTTCAAAGTACTATGGATTTAATGTCAGTATCATCAATATCTTCTGGTTGGGCTGCTGAATATAGACCAGATTTAACATCATGGACTGTTGATTGTGATGGGTTATTGGCTTTTGATGGTTTTGATTTTGAGGATTTTCTTAATCTACAATACAATAGAACACAAATAACAATAAAGTTTACTGTTAATACTTCTCCTGCATATACTATAACTGGTTTAGCTAACATAATGAGCATTTCGTATAATGGTGACATTAGTGGTGTAGCAAGTTATTCAGTATCATTTCAAGGGTGTAAAAGATATACAATAGCATAAAAAATATAATATGGCAATTTTAGGAAGCAATTTAGCGTTATACTACAGAGCAGGAGCAAATAATTATGTTCCTTTTGCTGCTTCTACAAGCTGCAATATGACTTCTAATACTGCTCAAATTGAAGTAACTAATTATAATACTGATTGGTTTAGAGATTATAAGATGGATATGTTAGATTGGAGTGTTACTACTGATGGTTTAATTACCATAGATACAGTGGACTATAAAGACCTTTTAGACTTTCAGCTAAACAGAACAAGAATAGTTGTAAGGTTTTCTGCTATTGGATTAAAACAAAATATGTTCTTTGGTAGAGCCTATATTACAGATATAACATTAAATGGGCCAGTAGAAGGTGTAGCTACATACTCTGTTACAGTTACTGGAGCAGGGCCTTTTAGATTTAGTGACCCTACTCTTTGCGGAAAATACTTAGTGACATTGACTACGGCTGGGTCAATACAATGGGTTGATT